CGCATCTTCGCCATCACCGTTACAGGCTTGTCCTCCTCGTTGTTGCAACGGTCAGCAAGATAGCTGCGACGATACTGCGGCAAAGTTTCATCGGGGTCGTAAACTGCCAGATCCGTCTCCAGAGCAGTTGTCGCATTGTACTCGTACAAACGGCTGACCGTGTTCGTCGCCTCACGAATGACGCCAGTCAGTTCGATGAATTTCTTGGTAGACTGAACGTACGGCAAAGCGAGCGTCAGCTTCTCGCCGTCAATCCAGACTCCGCCGCTCTGGGTTCGAATCCACTGACCGTTCTGATCGACGCCCTGCAAGGTGATGGTCTTGCCGACATCCGAAGCGTCGCCAGGGTAGACTCGAAGATAGCTGTTAGTACCGCCAGACATGTCGCGGTAAGAAACCACAGTGCCACGGTCAATAAGCTGCTTTCCGACGCACACTTGATTTCCATTGAGAAGGCCATATCCGGTTTCCTGAAACTCAAACCATTGATTGCGAACGGTTCCGACTCCGCAGCAATCGGCGACAGCCTCAATCGTCTCGATCTGACGCGGCCAAGTGATGCAGCCGCCGACCGTGTGGATCGTGAAACGTCCGTAAGCTCCAGCCCACAAACCCTTGTGAAGCAGTCGGCGGCAAGCCTGATTGATGTAGTCGTAAACGCGCGCGTCATCGACGCAAACGCCGATAGCCCGAGCAATCGTTGACCTGATATCTTGGACGATCAGCTTCATTTGGTGTAGTAGACTCGGGCGGTTCGCTTGATGAAGTAAACACCGTAGAACGGCGGTAGATTGTTGTGAGCAACATTACCGCCCGTGTTGGCAGCAATAGCGTCAACATCTGGATCGAAAGTAGAGCTTGGGAAAACAGACACGTTGTTTGTGAGTGTGGGCGAAGATGTTCCGCCATCCGCCGAAACTCTATCACCATCACTTCCGCCATGACCAAAAGTCTTTATGGCAACCTGATGCGTATGAGTCGGCATTTCAGCCGTCGTCAGCAGGTGTTGATCTTGGCCAGCAACAGCGGTCGAAGTCACCTTCCCTTGAACAACAACAGCTCCGCTTGCCGCGAACGTGCCAGCTCCAACGGGGAATCGAGCTTCGAACTCAGTGTCAACCTCCCACATTGGCCCTGACCAGTTGCTTAGGGTGTTGGTGTTTCCGCCGTCGTAAGTTTGAAGGTCGGTGGTGGTTCCAACGTAAATTCGGCGTTCGTCAGATCCGGCGGCAATCGGATGCTGCCTCAGCCAGTAGCCACTCTGGAAAACCCACCAGTTGCCGTTCTCGTCCAACCACGGATAAACCTGATTGTTCAGCGCAGGAGTCGTCGGTCCGTAGTTGAAGAACGAGTTCCCAATCGAGCTGTTGAAGTTCGCCTGAGTGCCGCTGATGACATCGTTGGCCAACTGCTGGTAGTTGGTCGGGCAATACCCGATGGGCAAACTCGGGGGCGTCAGCGTGATGAGCGTAAGGTTTGGCATGCTGTTTTAAGGGTTAACGGCTTCCGAGGTGTAGGTCAGCGGGTTGATATCACAGACATCAAGCGGTGTGCAGGCCGGATACACCGTCCGGCATTCACCAACACTCGGTTCCTGAACATCGTAAGCGTGAACTCGCAAGCTCTTGATCCGGCAATACCCGATGATGCTGAGCATCACCTGAACCTCGTAAAGGTTGCGAGCCGGTGTGCTGATCGTCTCGTTACACGGCAGATCCGAAGGCGTCGGAAAACGCATCTTCGGACGATACTGCGGCTTGAAGTTCGTAATCGGGCAAAGATCGAAGCACTGCGTCGTCGTAGCGCACTCAGCAAAATCTACCCAGTCAATCCAGCCAGGATACTGATCAGGCCGGTAAGTAACATTGAACGAGACATCGCCCTCAAGCGAGTCGATGAACAAGTCGCCCGAATCCAAACGCTTCAGGCCAAACGGAACCTCGAAGTTGTAGGCTCGGGTTTGAACCAGCCATTCGATTTCCTTCTTACCCTCAGCGACGTTGTTGTCGAACTTGTCGGCCTTCGTAATCTCCCAGATTTGAATCGTGCCGTCCGATCCGCGAGCGATGCAAAAGCACTGATCGCCGTAAGCATTCTCGGTCTTAACAACCTGAAGCGCATCAAGTCCGGTCCAGATTCCAGACCAAGCAGGCGGAAACTTTTTCCTCATCGAAGTGATGAGGTCCATGTCGAGTACGGCCAGCGCCTTGTGAATGACACCCTCGGCATCGTACCGAGGCTGACAGGTCATCAGCAACCGATTGTCGAACACGACCGCAGAACTGGCCCACAGGAGATTCGTCTGATCGTTCTCAATGACGTTGAGCATCTCGCTGCTGATCGGGGTATTGCCCCAATCGGTAAATGAGCGTCGAGCGATGATGAACGAGCGAACGCCATCGACAGCGCGGTAGAACACATCGCCATTGATAGTGATAGCAGAACGAGCGCCGAGTGCGCCGCTGGTCAACAAGCTGATAGCCTGAATGGGATAGTTCAGATTCTTCCAAACATCACGATCAACAGGCGCTTGAACCGAGAAGACGTATCGAGGTGTAAAAACTAAGAGCGGACCTTGGCCGAGCGAGGTGTCAGGATCGCCGGGGACAGCCATCGCTGTGATGCCGCCTGAATCCGACGGAACCGCAAAGTCTCCGCCTTCATTAAGGAATGTGTTCTCGGTTTCTTTGAGAACACTGGCTCGCGTTCCATCCCCATAAACGATGTCAGTCGCTCTAAAGGAGAATCCATTCGGCAGCGCGTACCAGATGCGGCCATTGACGTAGGCCATGACCTTGCCGCACTTGATTTCGTCATCCGCAGCACGACGCAGATTCGTGCCGTTGAAGATCAGTGGCCTGCTGAATCCATCCTGAATGACGACGAAGTTTTCGGCCTGAACCATCCAGCCATCGAGCAGATTCGACGGGTTTTTCAGGTCATTGGAAACGCTCAGGTTCTGAGCCTTGTTCTGAGCAACGTCGTAGAACCAAACCTCGCCGCTGATCAGCATCAGGATGAACGTGCGTCCATCGTCGGCAATGTAGGGAAGCGCACACTGGAATGTTCCGGTAAGCGACTGAGGTCCGTAACAGTCTTCTGACCATCCGTCAGCGGTGACGTTCGTCTGATCAGCGGTAACTTGATCGTTGTCAGCTGTGATGGTGACGCACAGGTCGTAATCCTTCTGAACGAAACCGGGTCGGCATGAGACAAACCCCTGCCGGAAGTTGGCGTTGACCGCGAACGCAACCTGATTCTTGTCCACCTCAGACGGCATCACGCCAGCGTCAATGCCACCCTCAAAGGTGACAGTTCCGTCCGTGTACCTCCGTGGTGCGCGTTCGCTCATGTTTTAAGCCTGAATCCGCTGAACAGAGAATGAGGAGCCGGTTTGGACATTCAAATCGTGTCCTGTAGTCTGAATCAAGATGTCGTAGTAATCGCCAACAGTTGCAGCTTGGTCGATGTAAGAAAACGAAACAGGCGATAACGATTGGGTGGTGCTTGCGCTGACATTAAACGAAAGCGTTTGAAAAATGTTTGAACCTAGCTTCCTTAAGAAAACAACGACCTGAGCAGTATTTGTATTTGCCAGCAAATTGAACACACCTTCGATTTTGTAATACCCAGTATTAGGAACCACAAATCGCCCAGTCGCATCGACAAAGCCTGAAGACGGATCTAAGTTTGCCCAAGATCCAGAAGGAAAATCTGTAAGGCTAAACGGATTTTTAGTTGTTCCAGTCGCAATCAGGTTAGTTCCGGTCAACCTCCTCGTAAAGGTGACGTAGCTGAACGGAACAATCGACGGAGCCGACAGCGTGATGTTACCGGCGCTGTTCGTAACGACAATCGGAAGCGTTCCGACAATTTCTTTCTGGAGATAGGTCGAGCCATCGCCCACCGGAATCTTGTTCAGCGGAGCGGTCGTCAGGTTCGTGCCGCCCTTGGCAATCGGAACCGTTCCGGTGACATCAGCAATCGGAATCGTGGCAACCGTGGAAACAGCACCAAAACCGCTCGATCCTTGAGTCTTGAGATAGCCAGCCGACAGCGAATCAAGAGCAGTCTCATTCGTCAGCGTGGCATCAGCGGTGCGGCAAATGTAGGACGCGCCAACCGGAGCGCCACCAGAAACACCAGCAGCACCCGTAGGGCCAATCGCTCCAGCCAGAGTAATGAGCGAACCGGAAGGAATCAGCGTGGTCGGAACCGCATTGGCAATACCGAGAACACCGGCAGCGGGGTTTTGCAGAGTCAACTGCAAGCCATCGACAGACAGCACCTGCATGTATCCAACACCCTGAATCGAAACGAAGAACTGTCCGGCGACTGACTCCGGCAAAAAGTCGGTATTATCGACAAAAACAAGAACGCTCGAACCGAGCGCAGGAACAAAAAAAGAAGCCGTCGTGTAGGTAAACGAATCAATTCCGTTCGTTCCATTGGTGCCGTTTGTACCCGCTGCCCCCTGAGGACCGGGTATGTTCACGACTACCGGCTCGGAGTCGCAAGGCTGGCAACAGCCGGATGAAGAAACAAGTTGCGACGGCATAATTTTCCTTTCGCAGAACCTCAAGTCCAACGACAACTAATGCAAGGCCAAACTATGGCAGAGCAAGTGTCTGAGAATCCATTGATCGACCACAAGTACGGAATCCGCTCGCCCGTCAAGATTCCCGATCTTGAGCTAGAGCTGTACGCCTTCCGCAACCGACTCCAACCAAATGAGGGTGGACTAGGTACTTTCGAACATTTTCAGAATGCGACGAAAATGCTTTGGCCGAAGATGAGCTGGAACCCGTGGCTGGAAGCTCAAGTAGAAAGCCTCTGCGAGCATGACTACGTTGGATGGGCAGGATGCGGAGCAAGCGGAAAGACCTTTGGTGCAACGCTTTTCGCGACAGTCTGGTGGTTGGCCAACCCTGCCAAGTCAACGGTCGTGCTGACATCGACGACTGCGAAGATGATCCGAAAGCGTATGTGGGCCAATCTTCAGGATCTTGTTCGGAAATCGCGCGGATTCCCCGGCAACATGGTCGATTCGAAGATGGCGTTGCAGGCTATCAAAGGTGACGACCGACACTCAATTTCCGCTATCGCTGTCGCCGAAGGCAACACCTCGAAGGCGGTGGCCAACATTCAGGGTATTCACGCCGAGCGTGTAATGGTCATTATCGACGAAGCGACGGACACGCCTGAAGCAGCGTTCGAGGCTTGCACAAACCTTTCCAAGGGTTGCCGCGAATTCAAGATGCTGGTCATCGGGAATCCGGCATCAAAATTCGATCCGCACGGCAGATTCTGCACACCAGCAAAAGGATGGCGTAGTGTCACGATTGAAGATCAGCATTGGCTGACGGAACGAGGCATGTGCCGACGCTTTGACGGCATGAAGTCGCCGAACATCACCGAGGGGCGAACGAAGTACCCGTATCTTATCACCCAAGATCAGGTTTTGTCGGCAATGCGCCATGAGGGAGAGCAAAGTCCGACATTCTGGAAGTACACACGCGGATTCTGGAGTCCTGACGGCATGGTCAAGACGGTGCTGTCCGAGTCGCTTATCGAAACGCACACACCTACAAAAAATTTGGTGTTTACCACAAACGTCCAAATTGTTGCCGGTCTTGATCCAGGTTTTGGAGGCGATAGATGCGTCCTTCGTTTTGCCAAGGTAGGTACAGCAAACGACAAACTGAGCATACTTTTTCAGGATATCATCCAGATATCGCCCAATGCACAGCTTACCGAGCCGGTCCATTACCAGATAGCCAATCGAGTTAAAGAGGAATGCAACAAGCGCGGCGTTTCACCGGACAAGCTCGCTCTCGATTCAAGTGGTGAAGGTGGTGGTCTGGCGGATATTCTGACCAGAGAATGGGGTGTGGTTCACCGCGTAGAATTTGGCGGCTCTCCATCAACTATTCCGGTCAGTGACGAGGACAGTAGGCCATGCAATGAGGCTTACGACCGCAAGGTGACGGAACTTTGGTTCTCGATGCGTAAATGGGTCGTCGAGGAGCGGATCGGCGGCATGGACATCGAGACGTTGCAGGAGTTCTGTGCGCGAATGTTCGACGATTCCAAGCGGAAGATATCCGTCGAATCGAAGACTGTGATGAAGCAAAGGACCGGAAAATCGCCTGATTTGGCCGACGCTGCTGTAGTCTTGCTTGATCTAGTGCGAAAAACAGCGTCATTCGAACCAAGAGCTACAAAGATGGACAAGGTATGGGAAAAGCTGGTGAGGGACGCAGACTCCATTTACTACGACGGAGACATATGAGCGGCTACAAGATTCTCAACGAACACAATGTCATTCCCGGCGGATGGAACTACCGCGTTCCTGAAACCGGCATCGAGATACCTGCCGGTTCTTTGCCGCAGCTCCGCGAGTTCGTTCGCAACCATTACGCAGCCAATGCGATTAAAGTCCCCGCCAACCTCGATATCTTAATCACCGAATATCAGTGTCGTAACGGTGCCGATTGCTCCTACGATGAAGTTGAGATTCCTAGACCAAAGGGTTTGAAATCTCTTCAGATCGGAGACGTTATCCGATTCAGCATGAGCCTGATTCATGGACTGACCGTTGGGGGCGGCAAGGTGAGTCAGGAGGAGGCGAACAAACGTGCAGCTATATGTTCAACGTGCAGGTTTAATCGTCAGCCGCTTGGATGTACCGGATGCAACGCTCGCGTCCTCAAGGAGGCTGTCAGGACACTTTCACAGCACGGAACAACGCCGCTAGACAGCCAGCTTCAAAGCTGTGAATTTTGCGGTTGCTTCATCAGAAGCATGGTGTGGTTTCCCATTGAAACGCTCCATAAATTTACGGACGCTACAGAGAACGCAAACTTGCCAGCTCACTGCTGGAAAAAACGACCATGTACGGAAACCTAGCCCAACTGCCGCTCGAAACCATTAACGAGGAGGGTCAAGCTCCCGAAACTCGTATTGCCGACGCGGCATCGGCTCGCGAGATATTCCAGAAGCTCATTATGGCCGACGAGCTGCGGAACAGCACCCGCGCAAAGCTCCGTGGCCTTGTTGACGGCAACCCTCCGTACAACCCGTCAGAGCTTCGACGCAACAACCAAGCGTTCCGCACCAACGTCAACTTCCGCGAGTCGGAAGCGTTTCTCACGTTGGCCATGTCAGCCTTCTACGATGTGTTCGCCGAGGTTCCGACCTACGCCAACATTCGCACCGCTTACGGCAACGACATGGATAAGCGGGAGGAGTGGTCGAAGATTATCACCGAGGAGTTCGACCGTCTCCAGAAGCTGGACAAGGACTTTGACTACATCATGCAGCTCTCGCAGCGTGAGATGGTCCTTATTGGCAATGGTCCGTTAATCTTCGAAGACAGCTCCAATTGGCGATGCAAAGCCATCATGGCGACGGACCTTCTCGTCCCCGATGGCACCAAGTCCAATGTCAGCGACTGGAAGGTAGCCTGCGTCCGTACTCGCATGGGCGTCGATGATCTGTTCGAGAAGATTCAAGACGAGAAAGCTGCGACTGCTGCCGGTTGGAACGTGGATTACGTTCGCCAGCGTATCCGCGCTGCGATGCCTGAGCCGTACCGTTCCGGCGTTCAGTACGATTGGGAGTTTTTTCAACGCCAGCTTCGCTCGAACGACATCACGTTCTCCGCACGGTCAGAGGTCGTGCTGATGTCGCACATCTTCTACAAGGAGTTCGATGGTCAGATCAGCCATGCCATCATCGATGAGCGGGACAGCGAGAACTTCATGTATCGGAAGCTGCGCCGCTACAAGCGGTGGGAGCAGATCATTCATCCGATGTATTACGACCGTGGTGATGGCGAGCATCACGGTGTAAAAGGTCTTGGTATCAAGATGCTTCAGGCGATGGAGCTGAAGAACCGGCTTCGTTGTTCAATGGTGGACAGCGCATTCGCTCGCACCCAAATCCTTTTCCGCCCCCTCAACCCGAACGCTCTCAGCAAAACAAGCGTCGTTCAGCAAGGACCGTATGCCATTCTTCCGCCAGACTACGAAGTCATTCAGCAGAACATTGCTGGCGTTCTGGACGCTCCTATGGCGGTCAACGCGGACCTTGAGAATGTTCTTCAAGGCAATCTCTCTCAGTATCGCCAATCGCTCAACAAACCGGCTGGCAACCCACGAACTGCGACTGAAATCCAAGCCATCGTGGC